TGCCACCTGAACCACCAGAACCGCCTGAACCGGCTCCTCCTCCTCCGCCTGGTGGTGGTGTCATTATATTATTCTGAACACTTGGGGGAATTGGAATAGACGGTTCATTTCCTAATTGTATTTCAGCTGCCACTTTTTCTGCATCCGTCGGTGTGAACCCACCATTAATGAGTATATTAGTGTTTGATTGTCTAATTAAATCTGCATATTGTGATGGCTCAATTACTCTAATTGATTCGTAAATTTGCCCTTTTTCTGCTAATAATACCTGTACTGTTTTAAAGTTAGGAATTTGTGTGGTAATACCATTTATAATAGTGTGGTATGTGTAATTTTCTGGTTTCTGTACACCTTGACCAACAACTCGAAAGATTGTCCCGTCATCAAAAACAAACGGATCACCTAAAACAGATATTGACTCTCGTGGGCTGAAATATTCGAAATTCCTATTGACTTTATATATAAAATTTGCATCATTTAAAAACACTTTCAACGGTAATAGATTTATAAAAGACTTTGATTCTTTTATTGGTATTATTGCGGTTTGACTAAAATTCCGCTGAGAAATTTTGCTAGCAATTGGATGTTTTGCAATCATTTCAGCCTTAGTTTCTTTTGTAATAGATTCACTATCGCCCGGAAATCCATTCAAAATAAACCGCATTTGCCCTGCTTCAGGTGAACCAGGTACTGCATATTTAATTGGTGCAAAAATTGTGTTTATACTTTTCATCGCTCAACTTTAAAATTAATACCGCTGTCAATAATTTCTGTTCCATTATCATCCACTACTTTTATCAGCACTTTATAATAACGAACTGGTAAAAAGTTCGCTAAATCTAACGTTATAAAATGCCCATCATCATCCAAATCTATCTTAGTTCCGACCGTATTATATGGAACTATTGAAGTACCTGTTACATAATCCACAACTGAATAGTATGTCGTTTCTGGAAATCGTAATGGTGTAATATTTCTAACTGACCGACTATAAGATTTAGTTGGATATTTTTCACGAACACCCAACCGCAATTTTATATTTTCTCCAACTCGATAAAACGATTTCAAGTTTTTACAATACACCGTATAATTGTTATCTACAAAACTCGCTGTTGAAAAAGAGCCAGTATAACCTGAGTGGTTATCCCAAAATATTTCCAACCTTGGTATGTAAATTGTGTGTGTATCTTTACCGAAAAATTTCAAACTACCATACACATTTGAATCACCCTCACTACCAGAAGAATGCTTTAATATAAAACCATTATTAGTAATTGATCCGCTTACCCATTCTTGAACAATTGGTGTTACATTCATCCTAATATCTGGGCTTTGGAACGAGAATGATTGCGATGCTACATAATTTGAGTTCCAACTTCCACCACCCGATACAGATGTATATTCAACAACATAAGAAGCGGAATTCCATTGATCTGCAGCATCTTTTGATGACTTATATGCCCAAGAAACGCCATTTGTTACTTCAGGCCTATCATTATAATAACCGTTACCATTTACCCAGCTTTCTGCTATTGGATGTGCATATAACGTATATTCATTTGCAACAGCAACTGAATCAATTGAATACAAATTTAAATAATATTGAGCAGAACCGGTATCGATTGTTTGTGAAGTAACACCACTTAAATCAAAATCAAGTAATATTCTTGAATTATATGTAGAGCCCCATTCGGCATATAAATCAGACTCATCATCCCGGGTTTGACCTTCTGCAAACTTAGTTATTTCAATAATCTGATCCGCTCCTGTGTTTCTATACTGAGCTTTTTCATATATTGTTGCATCACGCTTTGGATAAAGTATTTTATACATTCATAGCCTCCAAGCAATTAAAAGCTTCACGAAAATGAACTAATGCTTCGTTAAACTTTTTTTCATTATCTATATTTTGATCATTTTTTACAATAACTGAGATATTTTGTATAATTTCGTCGATTTCTTCGATATAGTTATTCAGATCGTCTTGTGATGACTCTGGTTCGTAGAAATTTTCTAAAATATCTCTTAATCTTTTATTTTGTTTCATCATTTTACTTCAAATTTAAATTCATTACAGGTCAATCACCCTCCCTTTAATATCTTCGCGAGGATATTTAACTTCAAATACTGATGGATCGAGTGATGGATATATTATATTATTCCGTGTGGCATCTTCAATTGAATACACATTTCCGGAATAACCGAGCGTAGTATCTGATAAATTCGTTACTTTAAAATTATCAATTGTTTGCACGCCATCAATCTTATCTAATTCAATAACAATATCTGTTATTTGGATTGGTGCGTTTATTTGCATATTATCATTATTAAATAATTCAATCAATCGATTATTACACTTCAATAAAACCTCATACGAATTGAAATTCGGGCGTGTAATTATATCATATTCTATGCCAATATTAATGATGAATGGATCCTTTATATTGATAGCATCAGTCATTAATCGATATTGACTTAGATAATTTCTTAAGTTTTCTTTAATTGCATCATTAGCAAATGTAAATTCCCCAGCGCGTTTTTTGTTAATATATACAAATTTAATGCATATGGGTTTGGTATAGTCTCTTGCGAATTCCATCTCGATGTTTGAAAATCCTGCTCGATATATGCTGCTGCTATAGAACCATATTTATCTGGCATAGTGAAGCAACGCAATATATAATCTTCACGAGTTACAGATCTGTTTTGAGCAGCAAAATTTGCCATTGCTTCTTCACGAATTACATCGATATCTTTTCTATTCATACCACCATATGCCGGATGTGGATTATTTGCAGTTACAGAATTCTGTATTTCCGTCAATACGACTTGGTCTACGCCTGCTAATTGAGATCTGAAGTTAATAGTACTGATGGTGTTTAATGTATTTGCTTTTACGTTTCCATCAAGGCCATTCGATACTGCATATTTTACGGTCAATGTAGTGTCGTTTGGTGCTAATCCATATGTCTTTGTATAAAGAAAATTTGTAGGATCAATACCAACATCTTCTGCTCTTGCAAAGTAATCCAAACCTAAACCAACATTCATAGGATTTGGTATAATTTCCTCATCAGCTTCACTATTTAATCCTGCTCCAAATTGTATTTCCAAAAAATCATCATTTCTCCGCCTTGTTATAAATCGTTTCTCTGTTTGTTTATAACATAGCATATACGGTACTGTTGAAGCATATTGTGTATAATTTCGATTATTGAATTCTGTATTTCTGATCGATATTGGCACCAAATCTTGAGCTAAATATGGAACCTCATACCATATATTATTATCAGAGTCTGTAATTGATACAACTTCGGAAATATTTGAATTGTAAAACAATCTTGTCATATTTTTTTGCATCCGTAAAATCGTATGTTTCAGTAAATAGCTCACCCTCAACACCCTTTACACATTTTTTCAACAAATAATATTCTATAGAACCGTCCTCAAGAACACTATATACAGAAACGTCAGTTTTATCGTAACTGCTACTAAATCGAAAATTTACTGCATCAATTGTTCTAAACGATACACCATCTTCATTAGATACAATCATTTCCGGTTCGATTTCTAAAGCGTAATCCCAATTTGGTTTTGTATTTGTGCCGGTACCTGTTGATGGAATTAGCTGCATTATGTCAAAATCAACTTGTGCTGGAACTAATGTTTTTGGTTTATACCCTAATCCTTGTGATAAATTATACAAATTTTTTCTTTCTTGTACTGTATACAAAAATGATTCTTGTAATTGCACATCTGCATAGAAATTTAGTACATCACCTACATACGCTGCCATTTCGATCATATGCATACCAGGAGATGTTTCATTAAAATCACTGTACGTATTGGGAAAATAATTTTTCGTATGGTTAATTAGCGAATTACGAAGATCGCCAAAATCCTTTGAAGTATATTTTATATCACGTTTTATTTTATCGGTTAACGATCGTCTAGCCATTTAATACCTCGATATTTAAATTAAGTTCAGCATCTGTAAAGAAAGAGAGTTGAACATTTGCACCTGATTCAGATACTTTAAATGAAATTAATATGTTTAATGCGTTTGAATCATCCTCATTTTCAGTAACTTGAACATTTAGGAGTTGGATATATGGTAACCAACGATTAATTTGATCTTCTATCCGATTTTTTAAATTTGTTATGCCAGATTTCGTAATCTGTTCGAATACATACATAATAATATAAACCAACTCCTAGATCTGGTTGCATTACTCGCTCTCCAGAACGAGTTAATATTAAATTAATTAAATTTGAAATTGCTTGTTCTTCAGTCGTTCTTGACTGGCTGAATGTAGATTGCGTTGACGTACTATTTAAAGGTAACTTTAGAGCCAAGTATCCGTCATCTTTTCCGGAATCACTTGGGTAGATTTTACCATCAATAAATACTTGTCGAGCCATTACATTATTCCATTCTTACTATTTGAAAAAATCCTGTCCGGTTTTGTTCATTTTATCAATAAAAGCTTTATTTCGATTTGGATCTAATATCTTTGACCATAAATCATCTTGACCTATTTTTTGTTGGTTATCTAGGATAGATTCTGCGTTAACTTTGGGTGAATTACCGGCATATGCCGTTTCATTAAGCTCATCTGGATGATATGGTTCAACATTTAGATCTGATAATGTTGAAAATAAACCTGCAGGTTTAAATGATTTTTGTTTACTTTGGTATTTTTCTGTTAAATTATCATCAGCGTTATTATGAGAACGATATTGATTTGATTGTTGGTTATTATTTGATTTTAATTCTCTGATCTCATTACGTAATGTCTGTATATCAGTTCGTAATGCCAATAAAGCCTCGAATAATACTTTCTTTTCTTGTGGTTTCATAACGTATCACTTTTTATATAAATATATGGTAATATAGATTTCTATTTTTATGCAGGTGTTTTAAACGTTTTTGGAAAATCTGCGTTTAGTATTTTTGTGACTTGACTTGCGTTGGTTGCAGGTCCGGTTGGTCCCATTGCGGATGCGTATCTCGCCGATTGCGTTGTGGTTTTATGAAACTCAGCGTATGATTTGTTTAACCAATCCATCAAATCATCAAGATCTACGGAATATTTATCACTTTGTAATAACAC